AAAAGGCCAAAAAAGATTCGGTTCAAACCAAATTAAATGAATTTGATGCCGACCAGGCTAAAAAGAAAACATTGTTAATACACGAAGCTTCTAAAGATGTTGCTAAAAGAGCTGACTATGAAAAGGCCGGCATTGCCGCAAAAGAATTAGTAAAAAAAGTAACTATAACTAAACCTGTGATATCTTCTAATGAAATAATTATAAATGTATCACAGCAAAAAATATCGGCAAATCTTTCAAATGATCAAACCAATTTATCACAAAGGTTACAAGAAGCCCAGGGAACTTTTGATGAAGTAAAACAGCAGGCAAATACTACTGTAATAATGCCTGCTGTTCCAAATAATATTGATAATAGTTCAACTAGTGTTAGTCATACAACACTTACTGCATCAGGGTCTAGCTCAATAGATAGATCCGATAAAGTAGTGCCCATTTAATCACTCATCAACTTTGAAAAATATGACATAGTGTCATCATCCTCTGTTGACGTTACTGTATCTAGTGAAATATCAGCTGCATTAATGGTTTCTTCTGCAGCAGCTTTATAAGTTGGCGCTGTTGCTTCTTCACCAAGACTTGCTTCTTGTGCTAAGCTCGGTGTACCCATTGTTGCATTAGCTTCTCCTAATACTGATGTAAGTTTAGCACTCAATTCATTATAAGTTTTATATGATGACGGATCAGTAAATTCAGCCAAGCCGTGAATCTTATTATAAATTGCCTCTAGCTCATCATCATCTTGGGACAATGGCTCTTGCCGTGAAAATTCGGATTTATCGTAATTACGATAACCTTCAACATCACGGATTTTAAGCTTGAAATTTGCGCCAGTCCAAAAATCAAATGGATTAATTGGATCTTCATCATCAAATTCCGGTTGCATAGCATCCATCAATTTATCAAAGATTTTTTTACCATATTGATATAGAAATACTTTGCCTTCATTGGCAGGATTGCCTGGATCACTTACAACATAGATGTTTGATACATAATGAAGCCGCCGCTTTTGTTTACGAGCAGTTTCTTTATCCGCTTCTAAACCAGTATTCCACAAACGCGAATTGAGTTCACCTACCGGATCGTTTTGGCCAATTGAAGTAAGAGATTTTTCAATATACCATTTACCTGTCGGGCCCTTGAATCCATGATCCCAATAGCGAACCCACGGAAGGTCTGTACCCTCAGCCGCCGGAAGAAAGCGGATAATAGCATATCCATTATTTGCTTTATCTACTGTTGGTTTCCAAATACGATCGTCTGTATATTTGTTATTTGATTGGCCACCACCAACAGCTTCGGCTGCCGCGACTAGTTTAGTGATATTTGAGGTATTACGTTTTAGTGATGCGAATGACATTAATATTTCTCCATATGTCTGTAGTATTAACTGTATTATTATAGTATGTTTGTGTCACAATGTACACGCTTTATTTATAATTATTCAAAGATAAGTGCGTTTTGTTTTGGTAAAAAGTTTAAAGATTGTGCTTCAGCTTCTACTTTTTCTTTAATAACCGGTGAGATATATTTTTTTACATCTTCTGGGTCAATGCCTGTTTCTTTACAAGCTTCTACAATAGCATCAATCCAAGTTAATTTTTTTTGAATTGCATGCTTTTCAATAATTTTAGTAAATTTAGATTTATTCATAAATTCTTTATCAATAATTGGTTTATCAATCATTTATCTAAAGCCCTCAATATAAGTGTTGCATTATTCATACGGCCATTTGCCGCACTATTTTTGGTAGTTAAATTAGACCATTCTTTATTAATCTGATTAATAGTTTTCTTTAAAACAATATTTAAGAATTCGGCTGGTTTACGCAATGTTGTACAGCGTGAAAGCTCAACATCAATTCCACGGATTGTAGAACCAGATACTTCAAATCCATTAGGTCTATCTGAAACTAATTCGGTTAGTTTTTTATATTTAGTATTAAATACATATATGCGTCTTGCCCCAACTATCATTGAAGGATTAATTGAAGATATTTTAAAGGTAGTATCTTCTTTTTGATAGGTTAGTTTTTCTACTTGTTTATATGCAGATTTTACTTTTGGCTTTCGGGCTTTACGTGTTGCTTTCTTTGAAGCTAAATACTTTTCTGCATCATCAACAAGAGTTGTAAAAAATTCTAAATATTTTTTCCGGGTTTTAACTGGCATATAAGAATAAGCCTCAACTAAATCTTCGCTTTTTTTATTAACAAGTTCAGCAATTTCTTCTTTTTGAGGAGTATAATAATCTAATATATGTTTTGCAGTAATGCCTGCAGCATCAGCAGCTTTTAATTGAGTAAATAATGAATATTCGGATTGGGTTTCCCAATCATCAACCACTGCCTCAATATCTGCAATAAAGTCCGATGTTTTTTCTTTTAAAATCTCACTAATAGTTTTTTTAGTGATTGGTATTGAACCGCTATCTGATTCGTTAGATATAGCTTTTGTGCCGCGATTTACATAGTCTGCCAAATATTTTTCAAATAGTTTAGTGGCATTCCATTTTAAAGGAAGCTCTCTATTAGCGGATTGCCAGGCGATAGTTGCAGCTAATGCAGTATTATTAAATGACCATTCTGGCGCTTTCATTGCGAGTTTATAATCTTCTTTAGACAAATTTTCTTTCAAATACCGTTTAACTGTATAAATGATTTCTTTTTTATCTACTTCACAGCGAAGATATTCATTAAAATTATGAAAGGTGTCTACCGGTGCGGCTGCAATTCCAGTACTAGCTTTACGCGAATATACTTTTTTAACTTTTGCTTTTTTAGCCATAATAAACCCTCATTTATTTTGTTCATAATATATAATAACATAATTTAAATAAAATGTAAACGTTTATTTTATTTTATTTTCATCATCATCTAACGCCATGATTTCATCAATCTCACCATAGGCATCACGGGTATATTTGATACAATTATTACTTGCTAAATAAATAATTGTGTTATTAATAATTTCTTCAATATTATCGCTCTGATCTCTTTTGGCCCAAACATATCCAGTAAATGCTGCAAGACCTATAGTAATTAAAGCTAAGAAAAATACTGATATATCCATAGAAAAATTAATATCTAACATGTAGACTCCTTATTAAAAACTGTTTCAAATTTTTTATTAATTAAATGAATGAAGTTGCAATGGGATGGTATAGGGTTATTCATATTTCTATGATTATATGGATAATTCCATGTTTCTCCTATGAAAATAATATCTATAAAATATTTATGTAAAAGAAAAGAAAAAATTGACTCATTATTATAGCTATAATTTATTATGATATAATCCGCATAATGTTCCATCAAATTACTATTTTTTGATATGTCAATTAAACGTTTTGTTTCTTTTAAATTTTTCATATAATTTAGTTTTTGTATAGTTTTTTTATTTAAAAGTATAACCCCAGTATTAATTACATATTTTGGATATTGATCATTACTTCTATGGAGAGTTTTACACAAAGTATTCATTAATGCTTTTTTAGTAGAAATACTTCTTTTATTTGGAATATATGAAAGTGTGCCAGTTTTAATTAATGATTGTACATTTGATGCTAAATCATCTTCAAATCCATGCACATAAACAGTTTCGCTATTTTCATCTATAAAATCAAAAATATTTTTCTTATTTTGTATAAAAATATCCAAATCTATGTATAAAATATAATCATAAATGGCACTAAAATCATATATTAGTTTGTGCTTATAATGCTGTAATGCTTGATATACATCTTCGTACATTCCAAGAAGGGTTAATTCATTACAAAATTCTTTGAAATCATCCCCGGGTATTACTGAAATGTATTCTGCATCAATGCAGTTAGCGTATTCTTTATGATTATTTTGCAATAATTCGACATAATTATGCATGCGTCTATCTGGATTATTAGCATCATCATAATATATGCTAAAAATTAGTTTTTTCATATTAATTGTTATTCCGCTGATACATCTATTTCAGAAATTTCTTGTCTAAGTTTTGCAAATCTATCTCGATTTTTCCAATCTCCGCCGGTTATACCGCGCACACCATGAATACCAATTGTTGGCATAGCATAGTTCGAGGCTTGTTCTAATACGGCGGGATTGCCATGTTCATCAATAAAAGGATATTCTGTACCATTTTCAAAGCGGTTAGATTCAATATACGTATGGGTTGTAGCACCATACTCTTCAGACAATAATGCAATATCGTCAAGATGATCCTGGTTATGTTTGTGAATAACTGTTTTATGATCAATTTCAACTGCTTTACCGCCAGCCTCAGCTAATGCTTGCATATTAGCTAAAATTTTGGATAAAATTGTTTTGCGTCTATACATATTTTGCATTTCTTGATTAACGCCCTCGATTGCAAAACTAATCCGCAATGGATGGCGACCAACATATTTTTTAGCTATAAGACCAAGTTCTTTCCACCATATAACACTTCTTAAACTGCCATTGGTATCAATTCTAATATTAGCGTCAGTCTTACATTCATAAATATATTGTATTATTTTAGCAATGTCTTTTGCCATAAAGGGATCACCCCATGTGCCACAAATTTCCCATACATTAATCATAGAAATAATATGCGGTGGATATGCAGCTTTAAATTCATCTAGCGTCCATTGTACAAGTGGTAGCCAATCAATTTTACCTAATCCACCACTTTTATTATCAACTCTATGGCATTGCGGGCAACCCGCATTACAAAATGTAGAAATATCTAAAAATACCTGGAGTTTATTGTTTTTTAAAATATCGCTATATGTTGGCATAATATTATTTCCTTATAATGCATCAATACTGTTATTTATTAACGTTTTTAGGTGATGTTAAATACAATCCTTCGGTATGATTCATCGAAACAAATAATTCATTAAACATATGCGGAGATATTTGGATTACTTCATGACGATTATAGATTTCATTCCATTGACGGAAAAAAACTACATCATCACTAACTATAATTTGAAAATCTTCATATTTTGCATCATTATCAACAATAGTAATAACACTTGCATCAAATTCTTCTTCAATACTAAACATCGTCACGGTTTTCTTTAATTAATGTTTTTATTGTATTAATTTCGGCATTAAGTAAATCGACCTCGTGCCTTAGTGAAGACACAAGATCATTTATAGCATACATTTTTATTTCAAGATGTTTTGGATTAATCCCAGTCATTGTCAAACCTTGTTGTTTCATACAAAACTTCACCATAATATTCTTTTGCATATTTCGGTGCATCTGTATATTGATTAATATTAATAGTTGGTTTATTTATTTCTTTTTCAAGACTTGATTCTGTACGTACAGCCCGAGCATTTAGCATAGCACGACGAGCGGCCGCAGATTTTTTCTTAATAATTTCCATGCGAGCTGCGCGCGCAACGGCTTCTTTACGACGAGTAGCAATTTGCTTAATAAGGTCAATCCGCTCTGCTTGAGTTTTTGCGATCATGTTATAAGTTCCTTAGTTAGTTTCATTTATACATCTTTATAGCATATAAGAAAGGGAATGTAAACCCCTAAAATGCAATTAATCGAAATTAATTTCAATTAACCCCAATCTTTTTTATCTCCGAGTTCTTCATTACGTTCATAACCAGCAGTATATTGTAAGATTTCGTCATTTGACATATTATGCCACGTAATACATTCACCATTATTAGTACCATATGGCCACCAATGTGGATTATATGCGCGATGATAATAACTATCAGCGCCACCCCGATCAAATGGGCCACCATGACGAATCATCTCATTACTATCCGACCACGTAAGATCAAATTCAACACCATTATAAGTGTATAATTCTTTCTTCATAATATATACCCTTTAACTATTTTCATTTATTGTAAAAAAGTTTTTCAAAAATTGCGCGCATAGACCTCCGTTTTGACCGCAATTGCATTCGCAGCAAAGCTTTTTTCTTCCATACGTATTACATTAATCATTGAAAACTTTTCATTTGGGTTTTGCAACCTATTATAATAATGTTGAACTGAAGTGGCAGAAATTCCAGTTGCCCATTCAATCATTTCATAATTACCGTTTTCTTTGGCATAAGCTTTAACTTCATACTTGGTCATAATTATATTCCTTCAATTTTTTTAAATCCCATACCGGCACATAAGAAAAATTCTCCATTTAATTCAAAAATATCACCAACCGAAGAAGATGTTCCGTTATCACCTAAAACATCAACATACCGCTGATTGTTCCAAAGATTAGTCCATTCAAATGCTTCTTCAAGATTTTCTGTTTCAACTTCATATGCTGCAGTATAAAACTCTGAGAAATAATTAGCTTGAACCCGTTCGGCATCACCAAATTGCAACTGCATTTTGGCATCAAACTTTGGAACAGTCTCGTTGCGATTTATTGCATCAATTTCTGTTGGAGTGAGCTGTATTTGGTGAATAGTAATCATAGTAATTCCTCTATATGTTACATAGAATATAACATGCAAAAACAGGAATGTAAACACTAAAATACATTTTATTTGTATTTTATTTTAACTGAGACATTTTTGTATCAGTAATATGTTTTATATAATTTTTTAATTTTATCTAGCTCGGGATGTTTATGAATCCATTGACCGGTACTAGCATTAAATTCTTTTTTAAAAAATGTATCTAATTTTTTATTAGTAGTTTTTATTGAAGTATCTACTTGTAAACATTTTTTATCAAATTCTGCATCTGACATAATTTCAGAATTTTTAAATTCATAAGCATATGCAGCAATGCTTAATTTAATACGCAACCAAGTTTGAAATTCAATTTCAGTTTTTTGTTTGGGAGTATTGTGCATAAATTGTTCAAGAGACATATTACTTTTTTGCCCATTTGGTAATTGTTCCGAATGGTGTAATACTGATTTTTCGAGGTTCAAATAATTTAAAAATTTCTGCTTTTGGTAAATGAACATCACAATTATAATTTTTGCCAACATTATTTAGCCATAACTCATCAATAATATCTAATGAACTATTTACTAGTTGTGATCCACCAATAATCCAAACATCTTCATATTGAGATATTGTATTCATTCTTGATTTGTAAATATCCGGGCGTATAATTTCTACACCGTACTGTATTTTCATTTTAGAGGACACTACTATGTTATGTCTATTAGATAGCGGTTTAAATGGTAAACTTTCCCAAGTAGACCTACCCATAACAACAGTAGAACCATTAGTGGATTCTTTAAACCATTTTAAATCTTCACTATTTTTAGGCCACGGCAAATCATTATTTTTGCCAATTCCCCAATGTTTATCGTGGGCTAGAATTGCTCTAATCATAATTAAGTTAATCCATTAAGTAATTTTACTACTAATTCTTGGCTTTCGGCTATATGATATGTTGATCCATTTGAGGTAAAAATTCTGGTACATGACATATTTTCAACATTATCAGTATAAATTGCCATAATATGGTCAGAATTAAGATATATCTTATCTCCAACTCTACCTTCGGCCATATTTTCAAAACATATAAAACTCATATTATTTTTCTTCGTCAAAAAGACAAAAGCGAATACATTGCTCAGCAACGTTTTCACCATTTTTCCATGATTCTGGAAGTGTTTTAGTAAACCACTCATGTTCAACAATTTCTTCGAGTGGTTTGTTTTTAATATTTAAATCATGAGCATTTTTTTTATACTCATTCATAAGATGCCCGACTTGCCAATCCGCAAATTGGGTACGGTATTCACTATTACCAAGATAACAACATGGCAATACTCCACCATCCGGATTAACTAAAATACGGTTATTTTCCATCCATTGGCATTTTACTTTAATTTCGCCACTTTCAAGCCGAGCACAGTTCTCATCGCTTATAATATAATCTCTATTATATTTTTTCATGCTTTATAAATTCCGGTTAATTTTGTTTCAAATGCTTCAACTTTTGCCAATCTATTAGGCCAAAGAATATATTCTTTTTCGGGATTTGCTTTTAAATTATTTAAAAGCGGAATAATTGCATTATATAATGCGTCTAATTTTTCTTGTGTACTTTGTGCGTTAGCTGATACTGATTGGGTGGTCGCCTGCAATTCTTGTACTGCCTGCAATTCGTCTTCGTCAACAGCAGTAAATCCGAAATCAAATAAATCATTCATTATTTTTAGCCTTTTCATCTTCTTCTCTGTATTTACGCATTATATACGCGTAATAAGATTCTCTGGGTTCTTTATTGACCATATGGAACGTCCACATAGACAGTATCACCAACAGAATAAAAAGAATCTGAATAAATATAGCCACGCAAATTCTGGCGCTTCCAATGAATAATATATGTATATGATTGAGTTTCTACCGGAACATTAACTGTAGTACATACAGTTTCTGAACGATATCCAGATACAACCCGTTTATTACTGGTTTTATCTGCAGCAATAACAGCGCCAAAAATTGCTCCGGCCGCGGCACCTTTATCATTTCCGCTAACACCTTTACCAAGCAATCCACCAAGAATCATTCCAGCAAGAACATCTCCGCTATTAGATCCAGACTCAATATTGCGATAAACTGGAACATTTTGTAATGAGCATTGTTTTTGGTTTTGATATGATGTTTGCACTTGAGTAATTTTTTCAACATGCCAGACTTTAGCTGAACGTGTTACTGCAAATGCCGCAGTACTTGCAAGACTGGCTATAACAGCCAATGGTATAAGTGATTTTTTCATAGCAATTTCCTCATATGATTTAATTTATTATAACAAATAAAATACAGGATGTAAACAGTTAATTTCACTTTTATGAAAATAAAGTGACCCACAATTTCTGCAGGCCACTTTACTATTATAAGAGTACTGCTAAAGTGGCTGGACCAGCAATACCATCAGCAGTTAAGCCATTTGCGGCTTGCCATTCTTTTAATGCGCGCTCAGTGCCTGGACCAAATACGCCATCCGCACTAATACCCAAAGCTTCTTGCATCATTCCAACACCTGCGCCCTTGCAACCTTTACGTAGCACACCGATGTCATCTACATCAAAATCATCATCACCAGCATCTTCGCTAAGTGAAACCGGATTACCAAATACTTCCATTGCTTTTGAATATCTGCTCTGACGATCCGCAAGACCAATATTTCCGCCGTTAATTTTTTTTGTCATTTTCACAACGTCATCAGTATCTGCAATAGCATTGAGGTTATTGGCATCCCAGAACCAGCACGCTGACTCTACAGCGCCCTTAGGTGTTGCTACATAGATTGCAGCTTCTTCTGCACTAATGCCAATGCTACGGCCAAATTTGGTATAATTTTCGCGACCAGTTAATTGCTTAAGCCCACGACCCCGAAATAACCAACCATCACCTTCATTAACATTGCCCATTTTATATTTGCGGAATTCATCCATATAAACATAATTAGCAATTTTTTCGGGATTACGAGCATAATCAGCAGCATTGCGTTTATGTGGAGCTGAGCCAAAATAACGTCCAAACACTGCGTTGAGCGCTTTTTCACTATAGTTTAAATTTTCTGATAATGAGCGGAAATTATTAGATTCATGTGCACACTGAGAAATAAAATGCGCAGCCCGTCGTTCAGTAGTAATATCATATTTGGGCATTATAGCAACTAACGCTTCATACCAAGAATCAATATCTTTATTACCGGGAATTAGCTGTGCAAGTTGTTCTTTTTGTAATTCAAAACTCATGGTTTATATCCTTTTCAATTTTATAAATTGTTTTTCAAGTTAGCTTCTATATTACTTATATATCCATCAATTGAATGATCAGTTAGTGGATCGGCTGCTCCGGATGTCCAAATACCATCCAAAAATTCTTTTAATTTAAATAAAAGATTGCTTTTACGTTCAACGCCTTCGGCGTCAAAATAACATTCTGTGCCATGGTGCTTATATCCCATAATTGCTAATGGAACCCGGCAAACAATATCATTATTATTTACCCATCTCATATGTGGGGTTTGCAAATTTTTAGTATAGCCCTTTAATCCAACTCGTGGGGAGCCAAAGGTAAAAATTGCCATAGGATCGGATAAGTGTGCTGCATTAAAACATCTTGAAGCCATAATAGTAGTCATGCCAGCCCCTAAGCTATGCCCAGTAAACCAAAGATCTCTATTTTTAACCGCGCCCACTCTAAGTTTAGATTCTAGTAATGGCCATAAATCATCTGCTTCCGATTTAAATCCAGCATGAACTCTACTTTTAGATTCCGATTTTACTGGCCATGCATTTAAATCTGCTTTTAAATCATTTAATTCAGTTGGTTCTGTGCCACGACAAGCAATAACAGTATCATCAGCACTTTGAAAACGATAAGCTTGTGCTCCATCAGCATTATAAAATTCAGCAAAATAAAAGCCCAATTTTTTACTTTCAATCTTAGCTTTAGTGGGCTTCATATATGCAATTTTTGAAAGCTTTGCAAATAATAATGCTTGTTCATATTTTGACATATTTCTTATCATTTTTCTGTCCTTATAAAGTAAGTATTCTACTCTTATCTATTGTAACTTCATCAACATTTTCATAATAAACAGTTTCTTCTTTTTTTACAGTTTTTGGTTTAGTAGAATTTTTATATTTTTTGAATCCCATATTTGCAGCAATTAATAGTAAAACTGCAAGTGGATCAAATACAGAAATAATAATAATTATTACCCATCTGACAGCTTCTTCTAATAAATCTTCGGTTGCATCTTCTCTATAAATGAATTCTGCAATATATTTTACTGGTCCAACTTCAGTTTCGTATTTACGGTATTCAGATTCTAAATTAAATTTTTCCACATATAAAGATTCTATTTCGGAATTTTTTGCGATAATAGCAGCTTCTTCAATTGTAATTGCATTAGTATTATCAGTAGTAATTCCAATTGATAAACTATTTCTTAAGCTAACAATTAAATTTTGACTTGCTAATATTTGGGCATTTACAGTCTCTCGTATTTGGTCTATTTTAACACGGGCTTCATTAATTTTAGCACTTTCTGTGTTTTGTAATTCTTTAATTGTATTTTGAGCTATAACTCTTTTATCCCTATTCTGAATAACAAGCGTATTTTCAATATTATCAATTTTTGCTTGTATATCATTTTGAACATTATTTAATTCTTTACTAGAATCTTTTCTGATATTGCTAATAATATCTAATGCTTCTTGTTTTGAGTTATTTATTGATATCGACTGATTTCCTCTCAAGTCATTAATCAAATTGGCTAGCCGCTGTTTTTCATTATCTAACGCTGTTTGTGCAATTGATCTTAAATCTAAAATTTGATTTTGTAATTCAATAATTCTTTCTCGCTGAGATTCTATCCAAACATTATAAGCATTTCTAGTATTATTACCAAATAGCCCATCAGAGGTAACACCAATCACTGCTTGGCCTTGCTGTATTTTATCTATATCTTTACTCTGTAGATTATTTGTTACTATAATAATTTGATCTTCAATTTTTGCTATTTGAATTGCAATAAGTTCTGCTGAACTATTATCAATTTTTAATGTTGATAGTTTTTCTTCGTATGCAGCAGCAGTTTCGTTTATTGTTTTTAATTCATTATTAAGCAATTCTATTTGGCTTAAATATGGCGCAGTTTTTTCTTCAATGCTAGAAACATCAGCATTATTTAATTCTTTTCTATACTGATTAGTTAATGCAACCAATCGAATTAATTCATTATCAAGACTTTCAATATCCGCTTCAAAAGATGCAATTCTCTTCTGGCGATTAGAATTTTCGGTTTCAATAATTGCTAATTGTTCATTAATTTGTGGTTCAACTCTGGCATATGCATTGTTGATACGAAGTTGTTCTTTATCTAGTTGTTCTTGTATAGCATCATTATTAGCAAAAGCATTTTCTCCTATAGTTATAATCTTTTCTTCGGATCGTGCTATAGCAGTTTTTAATCTAGCAATATCTTCATCAATTCTTTCAATTTTAGCCAATCCATCTTTAGCGCCGGCAGTTTGCTCAATATGAGCTTTAGACAAGAAGCCAAAAATACCCATGCTTGTAATAAACATAAGCAGCACTACCGAAAGTGTTAAATAAGATTTTAAAAGAAATGGGGTATTTTTCCAATTATCATATAACCAAGTAGCAGTTATAAGTTTACCAGCCTCTAATACGCCACCCATAATAGCAACAGGAATAATAGCCGCTGCAAATATTGAGGTTAACCCAATTATTGAATAATATGCTGCAACTGCAGCAATTGCTAATGAGCAAATAAATGCTAAAATATTAATAAACATTAATGACTTTCGTATATAAGTAATGTATACTTATTTATATATTAAAAGCTGTTAAATTATGCTTTTTCGCCCAAAACAAATACGCAACCAGCTTCGTAATTGGGCGGAAAAAATTTACCATCTCCGCCTAGCATTAAAGATAATACTGATCTATTGTATATACATTCATCAGGAGTAGCATATAGACCAATAGTCGATGCGTCTAACTTACCGCTAACAAATACCACATAAACTAATGCCCACATTTATTTAATCCTTTAATCCCATAGATTTTCATAGAAACGACCAAATAATTTAAATCCATCAGTCATTCTACCTTGATGCGCTATAGCATCTTCATTATCCCATTTATAGTCATATTCAGATATCCAACAATCTTTGCATTTTTGTTCAAACGCCCAAATCATTTCGTCTAAAATATTGTCCCATTCTTCTTCACTTAATTCATGTGGATAACTATGCTTTGTTTCTTTTAGCTGTTTAAGCATCGGTAATATAATCAAAGCAAGCGTATTATCCATACTCCATGTATCCCATGGATCTATACGAACCTTAACTTTTTGTACTCTTTTGTCTAGCCACAATCGATTAATTACATCGTATACTGACTGTACAGCATTTTCAATTTTTTCAAGAATCATTTCTTTAAACGGTTCTTGAACTGGTAGTAGTCCCTTTTGTTTATAATCAGGCCGTAACTTTTTCAGAGCATCATATTTTTTATCCATATAATTTGTATGAATATCACAAATCAATCTATCTGGATATTTTTTAATCCGTACTTTCATAGCATATTCCTTAAATATTTATATATTATTGAGTTCAGGCCAGCCGCGGCCATTTGCAATTTTATCTGCCCCGACAGAAGCGGCCCAACTATCGGGCTTAAGCTTAGGTTCAATACCGGTCATTCCTAGTACGTATCCAGCGGCTTCATTTGCAGCACAATTTGATCCGTGTTTTGGATCAGTATTAACATCAAGATGAATTTCAATTTCAAACTCATCTATAAGAGGACCAATTTGATAATAAAGTTCACATACTTTTTGAACCTCTTTCATCATTCGCATTTTTGGCCTATTTGGTTTCATATCATAATTTGGCTCTTTACTGATATGAGAAAATATTTTGCAACCGTTATTTCCATTTTTATGTACAATTAAAACTGTTGCATATCGAGCCATAGAAATATTATTTTTTGAATATCTAATAGAATCGCAGCCCAAATACACTTTTGTATCCGGGCTGCACTCCAGAAGGAGTTCTATAATATTATTAATTTGTATATCCGTAAACATCTTACATGATTAACTTACCCGCAGCAGGATCTGTAATAATTCCTGATGTGGCTTCTTGATATGGCGCTGTTAACTGTTCAGATGTTTTTGTCATGAGACAATAATTATAAATTGTAATTTCTGCAGGATTTTCTTCGCCGGACATAGCCATAGTTTGAGCAAAGCCAATTCCCTGTTCAGTCGGCATAACCATAAATGGCTTGCCAAGTTTTACAAATCTGTCATCGAAATCTAAAAGCTTACCCAAATATTCTCGGCCATTATCTACAACAACAGTCACAACGTCATTCACATTCATTTTATTTACCTATCCATAACTTATTTTATATAATAAGCAGTTTAGTGTCTTGCTTAGGACATTCTGGGCACCATTCATTTAATTATTTTAAAAGAGAAATGAAACTCTAAATATGGTACTCCCCGAGGGACTCGAACCCCCAACCTAAGCGTTATGAGCACTCAGCTCTAACCAATTGAGCTAGAGGAGTATATTTGGTGGGGGGTAATGGAATCGAACCATTCGTGAGTCACCTCGGCGGAGTTACAGTCCGCTGCCACACCTTGTAGCATACCCCCCGATTATATAATTGGACCCTTATTCATTATCCGATTACCGGCAGTCTATATCAGGTCTCACCCGCTGGAGGGTGTAGTGTTTTGGTATGGGTGGTGTGATTCGACCCCACATTATTCTTTTTAGCGATCTTTAATTTCATAAACTTCTTTATAGATATTACCAATATCTTTTGCCCCTTGATTATAACCAACAAGCCATCCAATTGCGCTGCCACAAATAACTAAACAACCAGCAATTAAAACCATTTCCATAGTAAACTCCATTATATATTTTTAATTGGCTCCCCAACTTGGATTCGAACCAAGGACACACGGATTAACAGTCCGATGCTCTACCGCTGAGCTATTGGGGAATATTATAATATTATATATCTTTTAATTAAGATGATGTTTCGAGAGAATTGCCATTTTTATCACATTCAGTAATAACTGGATTACAACGCATTTCAAAATAATTTTCTACAAAAGTCCAACCCAATGCTTCAATACCTTCTTGATAGTCTTCATCGTACGTCGCTTCAATTTCGTCTATCATTTTATCAACATCTGAAAGCTTAGGTCCACTTGTTCTAATGTCCCAAATGTCTTCCCAAAAACAATCATCTACACAAATCATTTCGGCATCTGGATAGTCTTCAGTAATATCAACATATTCCTCATCTATAGATGGTACTAACATTTTATGCATAATTTGAAATGGGGCCATATCCGGATCTACAATAATATTATTGGATTCATCAATAATATGAAACCCATGTTGATCAGCAACATCTTCAATATTATTATAATATTCAGATGCATTAATCCATTCAGCAATTTCGGCATCAGTTTCCGGCACTTCAATTAACCACTCACCCCAACGCCATCCCATTTCTTTTGAAAGATAGGCCCATTTACCAATATCTTTTTCATCGTTAGTTAATTCGTTAAGCGGGCGTTTAAAAGTATAAATTTCAGTAATAGCTTTTTTATAAGAAGATTCTAATTTATAATATTTCATACTGTTAATCCTATAATTAATTTGGTGGAGCGGGTAAGGAGAATCGAACTCCTATCATCAGATTGGAAATCTGAGGTCTTACCATTACACAATACCCGCTTAATATTATTCTTCCATCAACGATTTGAGTTTTTTAGCTTCTTGAGCTTGTTTTTCAATAGCTCTATTTACAATCCCAATATTCTACGAACAGCCACAGGATCATCGGTCATAATGCTGCCACCGTCATTCATCTGCTTCCCAATACCTACAATAAAAGTGTTTGCCACACGCATCAATCTCTGCTTGTGGATAACCTTGTTCCAACAGCCAAGGAATAATACTTTCATCTTCGAGGAAGTCTGCTGGCAAGGGCTTAGGAAACCCATACTTCCATCCGCTGGGCGGATCACACATCAATAGTTTCGACATCTTGTTTTTCAATAGCTCTATTTACAATCCCAATATTCTACGAACAGCCACAGGATCATCAGTCATAATGCTGCCACCGTCATTCATATGCTCTACAATTTGTTCAAAATAAAAGCGAGCATCCGCATCTTCATCCAAAAGGCTAGCTGCAGTTCGAAAGAAGTTACGTAACTTCATATCACTTGTGCCATCATTGGCCGCCGCTTTATATGTTTTACCTGGACGCTGATTACCCATTTTTATCTCCTCTTATTGGTACCCGCGGCCGGACTCGAACCGGCACGCCTTACGGCCACAGATTTTAAGTCTGTTATGTCTACCATTCCATCACGCGGGCTAACTCTTATTTGTCCATCAATTCAGCTTTACGCTTTTCAACAGCTGCAAGTCGCTGTGCTTCTAATTCGATACCAGCTTCTTTATCACGACCCATAACCAGCAAAATGATTGCCGAAATAAGAGGCGAAATCAATAGTGTGACTACAAACCAAAGCCATCCATTTCGGCCCCAATTGTTAGCCCAATAGCCAACTAGTGCTGAAAACACTACTGCAATTAAAATAATATCCATTTACTCTTCCTTAAACTTTTTTCGATGTTTGGAGTCAAGCCAGGGAATCGAACCCACTTACCCATTTTTATCTCTTACACAATACTTTATGGTGATCTCTGTAGGACTCGAACCTACGACCTAGTGCTTAGAAGGCACTTGCTCTAAATCCTGCTGAGCTAAGAGACCATCAAAAAATATTTTATCTTATAATAATATAATAACACATTTAAAATGGAAAGTAAACTGTTATTTGCAATTTATTTAAATAAAAATTTTATAATATACACCCACAAATTAAACAATTTTGCGCTAGATTAATTTGCGGATGTACTCTATTATTTTAATATAGATGAAATTATGCAATTGCTTCTTTATAAGAAACAAGATTTTCCCAGCGAAATGAACGCCATCCTTCAGCTTTAACATCATAAACAGCCAAAATATCTGGATTAGATTTTTTAGATTTCTTTTCAATATGCTCTTCAACATCAATTTGTTGTGGAAGCAAATCTTCTTTGAGCGTACAGGTCATTATACGCGTATCACCATTTACTTTAGTAAATGTAATTTCAAACAAACCGCTGTGGAGCGCTTGTTTTAATTCATCTCTATTGATAGTGTCAATCATAATATAGTTCTCTCCTTAATTATCATGCATTTGTTCTAAAACAGAATCAATATTTTTATCTAAGTCTTCAACAAAGAAAACTAATTCATTTAAAAGATCTTCACGCGATTTACCGAATGTTTCGGCTCTGCGCATAATAGATGTTATGCGCTCTTTTACCATCATGCTTGTCACGACGTCCATAATATACTCCTAATTATATACAATTGGCTTTAAATGTGTAACAAATAAAGCTTCAGCAGTCAATCGATCATGTTTTGTATTAATACCTAAATCTTCTGCAGATATATATTTTAACATAAAACAATGATCTTGTAAACTATGTTTAGTAAATTTTATTCCAGATCTTTCTGCAATGTTTTCGGGATTATTCATTGACATTTTATGACGAGCAATGCGCGCCTTAATGCAATCGCCAGTTTCTCCAACATATGCCAATGTGCCATCTTCAAGATATATAAAATAAATACCAGCAATTTTGCTGCATATATTGTATCGAACATACTTTTCAAATCTAGAAAAGGTTGTTGGCATAGTTTTCATTTTGTGTATATTGGCATTGGTATATAATTCTGCAATTTCATTAATATGCATGATGATAGTCCCTCAATTACGTAAACATTTTTACCATTACACCTTTATAACATATAAGAAAAGGAATGTACACAGTTAATTTACAAATAACTGTATTTTTTTAGCATTTATTTGTAATTGAGACATTTTTGTATCGGTAATATTTGGATCTTTTTTTACTGTAGTCCATCCAGTAAGTGCTGACATATCAGCGGCGGTACAATCATCACACGGGTCATCTAATGGCATAGTATCATCTTTATTTTCTAAAGTATTCATCTGCAAGTTTTTCCTGTAAATAGAATGCTTCTATTTCCCAAGGTAATTCATTATAATTACAATCATATACTATATTATTCCAAGTTTTTTTATCAACATTATATTGTTTAAAAGCAATTTGTTTAACATGTACCAATTCATGAAATAGTGTTTCAATCATATCATTTATAGTTAAATCTTTATTTATCTCTATAACAAATTCTAAATTATTTGGTTCTTCTTGATCGCACGATCCCCAAAGATTGCTCTCACTATCGATATATTGTATATCTATTGAAATATTTTCGGGCAAGCCCAAATTATCTGAAGCAAAGCATATGGCGCTATCTAATTCAGAAATACTCAATACGCCTTCTTCGGCATAATAAATCACTTTTTAGTGCTTCTTACAATTTCAATATTTTTGGGCTGTTTAATAAAAAGCTCACCCTTCGGATGATAAAGTACAAATTTAGTTTGCTCTTTAAATTCGTCAAAAATGCCTTTAAAAATAGGGCGCCATTTAGCAGTTAGTCGTTGGGTGTTCATATTTTCACGATCCGATGGTAAAAACATATCAGATGTACTAGTAATATCAAATCCAAAAAGAGAATCAAATCCATACATGTGCACTTCAGTAGCTTTTAATTCATTGCAGATCCAATGCAAACCCATATGACCACAATTAAAATCAGTGTGATTTGCGGCGTATTTTGGAAGATGCGTATAAAATTGTTTAATTTGGCCGCTTCTTTTCATATAAAAATTTGGTTTCATTTCCATAAATTTCTTTGGGCGCGCCCCAAGAACCCAATCACCAGGCACATCAATCTCGCCTTGATAAATGGAATTCATCATTTTAAAATCTACAATAACACTAGTATATACATTTTCTACCGCAAAGGGTGGAATATTACATACTACTTTTAATCCAGTAGCAGGCACGTACATTGCGGACGATCTACCATTGCCAATTAAGTGAACTACTTTAGCCATTTGTTTTTTCCATTTGTCGCATTATCTCTTTTTTTCCTTTTGGTCCAGTCCAATGGATAGCTCGTTTTTTATTGCTATCATGTCCATCAACAAGTTGTAATCTAAGCCAATTATATTCATTTGGTAATGTATTAATATATATTATGCGATCTAAAGGAGATTTTAACATAGAATGCAATACCTCCTGATCCCCAACAATTGGCGAAGTCTTTACGGTTTCTACCCATTTGTTTAAAATTTTAGGATTACCGGATACGCCAACTAAACCAGAATTATGCCATGTTTCTCCGCGTCGTTTAGACCAAGGCAAATCTTCTACCATATTTAATTTACTTGGTTCAAAATAATTAAATACATCACCCATATCTTGCAAAATTTCAAAGTCAGTATCAATCCAACAAGCAGAATTGGCCAATTTTGCCACTGTGGCGATTGTAGCAGGTTTTTTAAACCAACCAGCTTCAGATAAATGCGTCATATCTAAAATAGTATCAACATTATTATTAGCATAGGTAAGAATATTGGAACTACATCCAAAGTCCGCAAAAACTAATGGTATGCTTATATGAGCGGTATAGTTTTTAATAAACCATGGAAGCATCCATTCAGTTTTTGAATCGCATCCAGTAATAAAGCATTTATCAAATAAGTTCATATTGTCCATCCTTATACTGGTGTTTAGCCAAACAGCCAGGTGTTAGTTGAATAGTTGAAAATGAATCCTGAGCTTCTACCGGCCATGGATAAAATTCTTCTATCCACGGAAACCAACTGTTATTAATAAAAACATCAGTTGGCTTGGCACTAATTTTAGCTTGTTTAATTAATGCTTCTGCACCCTTTGGTTTAATCTTATAGGCATGCGCGCCCGGTAAATAGTTTTTAGAAACTAGGGGATTTACACCAATTTTCATTGGTATATTAAATTTCCCATATGAAGGGTGTCCATATGAAAGTAATTTATTATATGGTTGAAATTCATTAATAGGTGAATGTACTACAGCATCATGCTCAAAAATTAATATTTCTTCATTGTGTTCTACTGAATATTCCCATAGCGAATGATGCGAAAGAAATGCTGCTACACATCGGTCGAGTCTAGAATACACTTCTTGAAATCCGCTAATTGGTATATCTTTTGATTTTAAGATTTCAATTGGATTATCTGCTGGAGTAATAGCTTTCCAATTTTTTACTTCAATACCATATGAATTTGCAGAGTCAATACAATTTTGCGCTGCTTTCACCGATTGTGGTATATCCATTATAGTTATAACATATGATTTCATTATTTAATTATACCCTATATTCAATAAAAAGTAAACTATAAAGTTGTAGTTGATGGGAGTCCTTGCACTTTAGTATAATGTTCTTTTGTCACCCCAAGAAAGTAAAAAAGTTGTCTACACATCAAAGCATCATTTGGCCATAGACCAATTTGTGGATTATGGACGGCATCAATAAGTTCACTTGCAGCCGTTGGTGTAATTATATATGCAGAATTTCCGGCCAACCCCTGCGGAATTTTTTGATCATTATCAATCCAAGGGACGATTTGATATTTCGAACTATTAGCATTTATTGCATCGCGATATACTGATGCCCGTCTTGTTGCACCGATTGGATTATTAATGCCTAATACCCGATAAATAGTAAAATCGATATCAAAGTCTATTTTTTTTGTAAATACTGCATCATGTTCAAGAATTAAAATATTTTCATTAGTTTCTTTGCATTTTTTCCATAGTAAATAATGGCTCATTGAACAGGCCATTCTTTTATTTTTATTTGCAGTTGGATATGCTTTTTTTAATAATCCAGTACCAAAGTCAATGGTTTCACCAGACCAGGGATAATTCCATATAACATTATGATCTCTCATTTCTTTATGTACCGTTTCGGGCGTTACGGCATTAAATTGCTCAAGTTGAAACTCATTGTATACCCGATATGAACTTTCAACAAGTGTTGCATAGCCCTTTTCAGAAATTGTGTCTCCTTCAATTACAATAGCATATGCTTTCATTTGTTCAACTTATTTTTGTGTGGAAATATTGGGTCAATTGGATTTACATCAAGGAAGTCTGTCAATAGCTTTGTACTATCTCCACCAATAATATCAAGCACAAGCAAATCATTTGGTCGTTTCCAAAAATATTCGAGCACATCCTTATTATGAGAGTCATATGCTAAAGAAGCCTGTTCTCGATTAGGAAATGGTGAACCATAGACTCGAGTCCGAATGTCTACCTGACGTTGAGCCATGTTCCATCCACGCTTTCTTTCAAGGTAGGGTACAATTGAATCCAACCAGTCTTTCTTATTACGAATAGTAATGATAAACTTAGAGTTTGGAAACTTCTGGTCGAGCTCTTTATACACCGGAATCACTGGAATGTCGGTGGCACCGTCTTTATGAAATCCCCAAAGTTCTTTTTCACTCGGATAGTGTACAACATCGTATCCAAGTTCAATCAACGTTTCATTAAGTGTGGTTGTACCTGTACGTGATAGTCCAAGTCCAAAAATTTTAGATCTCATAATTCCATTCTTCTCTTGGTAAATTTACAACTCTTAGCAATTGCTCTTCGGTCATATTATCAGCACCAGGAAATTGGCAATGTACAAATCGGGTGCTTTCATCTCGGTGATCTATAATTCGCCGCTTTGGATTTATTTTGTCTTTTGTTCCGTGCACATAGCTATTCCAACCATTATGCATTTCAAGCATATTCATATTAGTAGCAAATATCATAGCATGTAGATATGGTTGGTCACACGTATAAAATGAATTAAGACCGGATTTATTTATTAGCTTAACGTAATCATCAAACGCAACCCATTTTTCTCGGGCATGTTGCATTCCTTTATTAGAATACATTACAACACCGGTATTATAAACTTGTACTAGCCCATCTTCGGTACGCGGAACTTCTATACCATATTGCGCTTTTACTATCTGCGCCCATTTTTCATCTGTTTGACTTGTTATACGGCCAAGAGTAATTGTTCTTTGTTGCGGTTGAAACGGTTCAGTACAAATACCAATGTCCGCATCAAAACCTTCGAAAATATTTTCTTTTAATCCATTAACCGGAAAAACATCAGTATCAGCAAATAAGACATTATCATATTCATTATATGGCGATTCAAACACGGGTTTAAAGGCACCGTAGTGTGGAGAATAGTTACCGAATCGCCGATCGTGAATATATTTAGGATTGTCTTCAAATATATAATCAGCGCCAATACGACTAGCATAAGCTTTCATTGCGTTCACACCGGCATGTACAGAGTTACGAACAGCGCCATCCCAGTATTGATAAATTAAATTTTTCATTTGTGTCCTATAAAATATCGATGGGTCGGGTTAACTGGGCATGCAAATTGTGTAATTTTAAATGTATCGCTCAATTGCTTATTAAGATTTTCAAAATAAGCAATATTATCTATTCCATCAAAATTACGATTATGTGCAATAAAGATATAATCGTAATTTCTGATTTGTTGTTCAATAATTGCACGGTCACGTATAGGCATTTCATTCATACTAAAAGTAGCAAGCAATAACGATTTTTCGCCGCCAGATAACCCAGCTGCATCTAAACTCGAATATTTTACATTTTCAATTCCATTTTCAGATAAAAATTTCTTTTGGATGGTATGCATAAGAGGGAAATCAATAATATTGTATTGCCCGGTAAATCCAAGTTTCATAAACACCCGGCACATATTACCATATCCACCGCCAATGTCCGTCACCCGAGTTACTGTCTCAGGAGCATTTATACCATAATAGTTTTTCATTTGGTGTAAATAATACGAATTTTGAATGGTCGTAAGACTCATTGTTTGGTTATTACAAATTTTAAATGGGGTGCCTACTTTAGAATCTGCAATAAATGGCAAAACAGCATCTTTAACCCAATTGTCATTCATAACATAATTATGGTATTTTTGAGCAAGGCCAGCCTGGTTAGGGTGAATGGTTCGGCTAATCATTCGTTGTTGTAAAAATTTTGTTGGCTGTGATTCATATTCTTTACGAATATCTTTAAGCATATTATCCCATTGAGTCATATAATCCCTCTTTCTACTAAAGAGCGGTAGTTATCGATCTTTGGCGCTTTTTTACCACCAGGTTTTATTTTTGATCGAATATGAATAATTTCAGCTTGGTCAACCCCTTCATCAAAGCTTGAATGATTCCATTGCTGCCGATCTAAATAGGCTTCTTGA